GTACCAGGGGGCAAGCCTTCCGATACTGATTTTTATACTGAGATGCTGAATATAAAGCAGGGGTATTACCGAAGCATTATTGATGAATTAAAAAGTATCAAAGGCCCGGATGAACAGAAGCGGTTTAAAGAATCAAAACTACCATCATTCTCTATATCTTGCCGCTGTAAAGATTGGCGTAAAGAAGAAAATATTATCTCGCACTCCGGGTTATTAAACATTGATGTTGATGGTGAACAAAACCTTCACATTGATGACTGGAATGAAATGCGGGACAGGTTATCTGAGCAACTACCAACTATCGTTTCATGTTTTATAAGTGCAAGGGGTAACGGCCTTTCATTTGTAGTAAAAATAAAACCAGATAAACACCGTGAAACTTATAACAGCGTTGGTTTTCATCTTCAGAAATCGTATAATATTTACATAGACCCTTCCTGCAAAAACCCTACCCGTTTACGATTTGTCAGCTACGATCCCGATGCTTATATAAACTTTGATTTTGACAGTATCCCGGTTGTTATTCCATCAAAGGAATATATTGATAGTGTAAAGCAACTTCCTAAATTATCACTTCTTAGTGTAACCAAGGCAAACAGTAAGGAGCTATTTGAAAACGCTATTCACTTCACCGAATCTAAATACCAATCAGGGCAGCGTCTTACATTCAAAGACGGAATGAAATACTGGTATCTGATTACACTTGCTGGTTATTGTAACTCACATGGGATGGATGCTGATTACTGCAAACAGATGGTTACAGAAAAATTCTCACCCCTTACTTCCGATGATATTATACGGCCTGTTGAAGATATTTATAAAAGCTACCAGCACCAGTTTGCTACGATACCGTTTAATGACCAGGAGGCAGAAATACTCAGGGACAAACTAAGGATTGATCTTTATGAAGATATTGCGCCGTCCCCTTCCGTTATCGAGGTATTCTATAACGATGAGTTTTTACGCTTTGCTACATTGGGTAACTTTTCGATGATAATAGGTAAAGCAAAAAGCAGAAAAACATTTTTCATATCCATGATAGCAGCCTCTTTTCTTAGGGGCGTTTTATTTATGGATAAGCTGATAAGGCGGTTTACTGCCAACAAAACAAAGTTGATAGTTTTTGATACTGAGCAGGGTCGGTACGATGTGCAGCAACTGGCAAAGAAGATTATGCGACTATCAAGCATGGATCACAATACGAATATTGAGGTTTACCATCTTCGCACCCTGGACACAAAGCAGCGGATCGAGTTTATAGAAAACGTGCTTTATAATACTTCTGAAATATGCATGGCTGTGATTGATGGTATCCGGGATCTTGTTTACGATATTAACAGCCCGGAGGAGGCTACCCACATTGCTACTAAACTATTGAAGTGGTCTGAAGAGTTGGATATACACATTCTTACCGTTTTGCACCAAAACAAAAATGACGCTAATGGCCGGGGGCATTTAGGAACTGAATTAACCAACAAAGCGGAATCAGTCCTATCAATAGCCAAAGATCAGAAAGTTCCTGATTTCTCAGTAGTAACTCCGGAGTACTTCAGGGGTAAAGAGTTTGGCCCGTTTGCCTTTAAGATAGGCGAAAATGGCCTCCCATTTATTGTGGATGACTTTAACCAGCCGTCACAAGATCAGGCAGGGAAGCGGGTTATTAATGCCAACAATATACCGGATATTACGCATAGAGGTGTTTTGATAGAAGTGTTTAGTATGGGAGCCAGGCAGAAATACAGTGATTTAATTACTCAGATAAAACTATCATTCCAGGCTTACGGGATGTCTTTTGGAGTTAACAAGGCCAAAGAGTTTTTCACCTACTATAAAAACAACGGGTGGATTAAGGAAAACACAGACCGGGAACCAGGAGAAAAGACGTTAACCTACTCATCAAATAAGGTGGTTTAAAAACAGGTGGTTTAATGCCTATTCTATATATAGGCATTAAACCACTTAAACCGGTTGTTTAATTAAACTAGTTTAAACCACTTAAACCGGTTGTTCAGTTTCACATTAAAATTAGGCTTCCTCTACATAATTTGCAGATCCCTCCCCCAATTCCAAAAAATTATTCTAACTTGCTGAATATGGCCGCCGTTACAAAAATTGACATAAACCTGCTAAAAGAAAACCCTGATAACCCCAGGACTATCACGGAGTAAAATATATAACTTTTGTAAGGAAACGAATTGAAGGGAAAGAAATCGTAGTTTTTACTTATTGTGATAATAAAATCCATTACCTAACTTTACCTGAATTAAATGAAATCTGAATTAGTAAACATATCCCGGCTTAAAAATAACACCGGTCAGGTCCCATGGTTGCCAAAGAATCCCCGGATGATCAAAGATGATAGATTTGATAAGCTGAAAAAATCTATTCAAGACGATCCTGAAATGTTAGAACTTCGGGAGGTCATCGCTTATCAGTTTAACGGCGATCTTGTAGTTATTGCCGGTAACATGAGATTAAAAGCCTGTATTGATTTGGGCATAAAAGAAATACCGATAAAGATTTTACCGACTGACACACCTATTGAAAAGTTAAAGGCTTACACGATAAAAGATAACGTCCCTTTTGGTGAGAATGATTGGGAAGCCATTATCAGCGACTGGCCGGAAGCGCCGGAATGGGGGCTGGATATTCCTGAAATGTTCATAAAGAAAGAGGCGGTTGAAGATGATCCACCTGGTTATGCAGATATGTCATCGCAATGGTTTTTAAATGTTAGATGTAACGATGAACCGGAAACTAAAATGCTTTACGAAAAACTAACCGCAGAAGGATATGACTGCAAAATTATTACCTGAAAGCGTTGAAGTTTTTTTACAGTCGCCAGTATCTGACTCATTCAGGTGTAAGCTTGCGGCCAATAGTCTTGACATTGATGTGGCTAAAAAATCTATTCACCATCTAAAAATATCAGGTATAAAAATTCCAGGCGAATGGAGTGTAGGGATAATTTATGGTGCATCCGGTAGCGGTAAAACAACATTAGCGAAAAAGATTTTCGGTGAAGATGTTTTTAAAATAAGAATAAGTAATGACCTGCCAATAATTGAGCAATTTGCAGAATCATACACCTACGATGAATGTTCGGCAATGTTAAATGGAATCGGACTTACATCGGTACCATGCTGGATAAGACCCGTATCAACTTTATCAAATGGGCAACGAGTCAGGGCTGAAGCTGCGTTACTAATGAGTCAGCCGGGTATGACGGTGATTGATGAATGGACATCCGTTGTAGATCGTACGGTCGCAAAAGCGATGAGTCACTGCGTTCAGAAATACGCTAAACGAAATAATAAACAGATCATACTACTATCATGCCATGCCGATATTATAGAATGGGTAAATCCAGACTGGATTATTGATTGTAATTCACAGGAGTTTAAACTACCTAATTCTAATGAGTTTTTTTTTGCCCAAAAGAACAACTTATATTCGACATCAGGCCCGTTAACAGAAGTACATGGCAACAATTTAGCAAGTATCATTATCTGAGTGATAAATTACCGGGTGGTTCAATATACTGCTTTGGATTATTCTTAAATAATCAGCAGATCGGTTTTCAATGTTTCGCAAACTATACCCCTGATCGTAAAGGGGAAAAAAGAATATATCACAGTAATAGAACTGTGATTCATCCTGATTATGCGGGGTTAGGATTAGGTATTCGTTTAATTAATTTTACTAGTCAGCACATGATTGATAACTACCCAGTCAGGGTAATGGCAAAATATTCAAGTACTCCCGTTTATAAAGCCATGATTAAGCAATTATGTTGGCGATATATTGAAACAAAAAGATTGATGAGTAAGATGCCAAAAGGGGGTAATCTTCAACGCAGGACAGGCTTTAGAGAATACGGAATAAAAACATACCATTTTGAATATATCGGAATAAAAGACGTGTAATTTTAGACCGTTTTTAATATCGTTTTCCGTATATTACTACATGGCAAATCTGCATATTATAATAAAAAGAAAATACTTCGATCAGATCGTTTCCGGCGAAAAGAAAAAAGAATATAGAATAGTAAAGCCCTATTGGGTAAATAAGCTTGTCGATCGCTCTTATGACAGTATTATTTTCCAGGCTGGTTATAGAAAAGATTCTCCACGTCATATTGTCCCATACACCGGGTATATTATCGAGAACATTACTCACGAATTTTTCGGCAACGAAGAAATTAGCGTATTTGCTATTTTGTTGTAGCTTTGTCCTATGGCAAATGAGCAACTTCAAAATGCAATGATTGAGGCAATGATCACATCATTAGGTGTGGTAACTACTGCCTGCAAAGCCTGCGGAGTATCCAGGCAAACACACTACGGCTGGCTGAAAGAAGATGAATCATACAGGAAGAAGATCGAAGAGCTGCGGGAAATAAAGAAAGATTTCATTGAATCTAAACTTATGCAGTTAGTTAATAGTGGTGATACGGCAGCAACGATCTTCAGCGCAAAGACACAGCTTAAAGACAGGGGCTATGTTGAGAGGACAGAACAGGACTTGAATATAACCGGTGCATCAATACAACTCATTATGCCGCCAGATGAACCCGCTGAAAATTAATTTAACCCCAACAGCTAAACGAACACTTTTAGCTATTCAGGATAAATACCCCGTCATCGTTAATGAGGGCGGCGCTCGATGTTTTCATGCAGGGCAATTAGTTATAACAGAATACGGACCTGTCCCTATTTCAAGTTTATCGCCGGGGCAAAAAGTATTAGCACATGATTTTGATACAGGAGAGGATATTTATGCAACAGTTAGTGGTTTAGCTGAATTGGATAATATAAAGTCGTGTGTTAAAATAAAACTCAAGTCAGGGAAAGAAATAATATGCACTGAAGATCACAAAATATATTTTAGCGGAAGGTGGTGCGAAGCAAAAGAAATATTATCTTTGTTTGATGAAGCAAACAAAAAACTTTAGCCGCTATTTTACCACAGAGGATGGGCATATTTATTCATTGAATTATAAGAGAACCGGTAAAACTAAGATTATGAAGCCAGCCATATCTACTGACGGGTATTTAAAAACTGTATTACTTGACGATGGCGGGAAATATCATACAATTGCAGTTCACCGATTTATTGCATTGGTTTACTTTGGCGAAAAGCCTTTTAAACATGAAGTCAATCATAAAAACGGAATTAAAACGGATAATCGTGTTTGTAATTTAGAGTATATTACACATCAGCAAAATGTTCAACATTCATATAAAACAGGATTACAAAAACCAAAAAACGGGAGTGCAAATCATTATGCTAAACTGAACGAAGATCAGGTAACAGAGATTAGAAGGGTAGCTGAATCAGGTGGAAGATATTACGGGCGAAAAGAACTTGCAATGAAATTCGGGGTAGCTGAATGTACTATAAAGGACATTGTAACAAGGAGAAGAAATTCATGGTATCATGTTTAACCTTAAATGATATTGAAAGCTGGGAGCGAGTTGAACTTCCTATTGTTTATGATTTGTCAGTAGAAAATACTGTAAACTACTATATTGATTGTGATAAACCGATACTCGTTCATAACTCAGGCAAATCATACGGCATCATTCAATGCCTGATATATCTCGCTCAAACAACTCCGGGAATTAGAATATCTGTAGTGTCTCATTCACTTCCTCATATCAAACGTGGCGCTTTCAGAGACTTTAGACTGATCATGCATGATTGGGGGCTGTGGGATGATGGTAAATTTTCTTATACCGATTTTATATTCACATTTGAAAATGGAAGTTACATTGAATTATTTGGCCTCGAGGATGAAAGTAAGGCCCGGGGACCGGGAAGGGATATTTTATTCGTAAATGAAGCCAACCTGATAAAGAAAACATTATTTGACCAGTTGGCAATGCGAACGACGGGACAAATATTAATAGATCTTAATCCCGCTGATCTTGAATGCTGGTGTTATGATTTAGCTGATAATACAAGCAATAAGTGCATACACTCTACGTATAAGGACAACAAGATTTATATAAATGGACAGTGGCAGTCTAATCTTTCACAAACTCAGATTTCATACATAGAGGCATATAAAGACGGAGATCCGTACATGTGGGAAGTATATGGATTAGGTATGCGTGGCCGGGCTACTGATATTATCTATACCCACTGGAAACTTTGCCCGGAGTTGCCAATGAAAGGTGAGTTGTTTATGGGGTGTGATTTTGGCTATAATGTTCCGACATCATTAGTTTTGTGTGAGCTATATGAAGGGTCTGTATATGTAAAAGAAATTATTTACCAGACTAAGCTTACAACTACTGATCTTATTTATAAATTTGAAGATGTTGGTGTATCAAAAACGATACAAATATTCTGTGACAACGCAGAGCCAAAAACAATAGAAGAGATACGGAGAGCCGGATATAATGCATGGGAGGCCGACAAAGATGTGACAGAAGGAATAAGAAGGGTAAAATCAATGCCTTTATTTATAACAGAAAATAGTAGTAATATTGTAAAAGAAATAAAATCATATAAGTGGCGGACAGATGTTAACGGAAAAGTCATTAAAGACAAAGACAGGGACGAACCGGTAAAACTTAATGATCACGCAATGGATGCAATGCGTTACGCTATATTCACAAAATTATACCAACCGCATTATAGCTGGGTGGCAATGTAATAATGGCTAATATATTAAATCAAATACGAAAATCTATAGCTGGTATCATCGGCGGATTTCGTACGGCAACAACAAGGTTTTGGTCATTTGGAAACAAAGAGGTTTACCCGGAAGTAGAGCAGGGTAACGCAATATCATACGGCTTCAATGCAAACGGAGCCGTTTATTCAATCGTAAAAAAATATGCAAAAAAAGCGTCATCAATAGAAAGATACCTGGAAAATAAAGCAGATGACACTGAAATAGAAGATCACGACCTTATAAAACTATTGGAGCGCCCAAACGAAAATCAATCCGGGGCAGCATTCTTTAAAGTTGTTTATTGTTACTTCAAAGTATGCGGGGAGGCTTTTATATGGTTAAACCGCGGTGACGTATCTCAGGCCATAGATGAAAATGGAAATATAGTTGAAAGAACAAATAAAGAATATTTGTCTCAGCCGGTTGTTGAAATGTTTGTTATACCCCCAAATGAGATAACTATAATAGTTGATACATCAGATCCTAACCTGATAATTGAATACCTTCTTACAAATAATAATACTGTAAAATTCAGGAAAGAGGATATTGTACATTGGAAAGATGTCAATCTTTCATGGGATGAACTTGCAAGGCCACAGCTAAGGGGAATGACACCATTAAAACCAGGTAGCAAAACATTGGCCGCCGATAATAGTCTTATTGAGTCTATGCTAAGAATGGCGCAGAATGATGGCGCCAGGGCTATTGCCTATAATAAATCTCTTAATCAGCCAACGCCACAGCAGCAGACTCAGATCGAAAGCGTATTTGGCGACAAGATTAATAATAAGGACCGTAAAAATCAGGTGCAGGCATTACAGGGAGACTGGGGATTACTACAGCTGGGGCTTACCAGCGTTGATATGGATACGCTTAATGCACGTGAATTTATCTATAAAGAGCTTTGTTTCATTCTTGATGTCCCTTATGGTTTTTTTGACTCGCATACGCCTTATGCTGAAAAACAATTGGCAGCAAGAGATTGGATAAGCAACTCAATAAAACCAGACGTTAAAGAACTTGATCAGGAGTTGCAGCGCATGTTATTCCCTGCTTTTAAGTTAACAGATAAGATGGCTAAGCTTTGCAGCGACTTTGATTCATTACCGGAATTGCAGGAAGATAAAGCAAAGCAGATAGAGTGGTTGATGAAGTCTCCATTAACGCCAAATGAGGTTAGGGAAGCAATGGAATATGAGCCAATAAAAGACCCTATCATGGATGAGGTATTCATGCCAACCGGAAGTAGCTCTATCATGGCTGAGCCAGATGTAATACCAAATGATCAGAATGCTTACCCCTGAGCAGATATGGAATATGGTAATGGAGAGATACCCTGAATTACAGAGAGAGATAACCTGCTGGCAATTAAAGCAATCACGAGATAATAAAAGAGAGGCATACAGGCAGCGATTAATAAAAGAACTCAATGACACCGAAACAGCGTAGATCATATTCAGAAGTTCATACCAGGATTATCAGAAAGATGTCTGCCAAATATGTCAGGGGTATATTAATTGCATTAAAGGAACAGGTGGCTTCTTTTACAGCTGTTTTGAGATCATCAAATATTAATCATGCCAGGCATGAAATAGACAGAACTATAATTAACTCATCGTTGATAAAGCCGATATCAGATCTCTATAAAGATTTTGGTGCAATGATGTTCAGAAGAACCGCCAATGAGATTAAACGATCTGCAAAGATTAGCGTCGTAAAAGAAAGAAAGGCCGGATTTGGAATTAATGAAGAACAGATTTTAGAAATCATAACGTTCCTTAGAGAGCGGCTTTTAATTAACTCTATTATTCCAATTACAGAAACACTAAGAAAGTCCATTTTAGCAGAACTGATCATCGGCCAGGAGTCAGGATTGGGTGTTGATGAAATTGCAAGAAAACTAGAAAGTCCTGAGTTTTTATTGTGGCGGGCAAGAATGATAGTAAGAACTGAGTCGTTAATAGCAATGGAGTATGGAAGAAAGGCTGCAACAAGGCAAAGTAAATTTGAAACAGAGTCTGAGTGGATAGCAGCCAATGATCACAGGACAAGACATGCTCACAGGGATGTAGATGGAGTAAAGGTGGATGAAGGAAAACGTTTTAAGGTTCCAAAGTATAAGAAGAATATTATTGTTGGGTATGATTTAATGACAGGACCGGGCGATCCAACAGCGAGCGCAGGGAATGTTATTAACTGTAGGTGCACTATGGCTACGACGGCAAAAAGAGACGCTGGTGGAAGATTAATAACAAAAAAAATTGGTAATTCAAGAATTTCTGTAATTTTACCCGGGCAACAAAGAAGCCGCTTACCAATAATAACAATATAAATGGGGGCAACTGAATATAAATCAATGGCGCTTGAGCTTTCCGAAATGGATCGTGAAAGAAGAACTGCTGTAATCGCCCACTCAGTTTACAATAACATAGATCGGTTTGGTGACATATCCAGAAAGGGTATGTTTAATAAATCGTGGTCGGAAAGAAAAGCATCAAGCATCAGGTTCGATATTGATCACGATCCTACGCAACAGCCAGGAAGAACAATAGGCGTCTATGAGAACGAACAGAAAGCTTTCACAAAAGTTAAGTTCAGTGAGTCGACTCTCGGAAATGATACGATGATAATGATGGATGAGGGTATAATTACAGGCGCCTCTTTTGAGTTTATTACCGAAAAAAAGGGTGAGCTTGTTATTAAGGGCAAGAAGGTTAGAGAGCTAAAAGAAGTAAAACACATAGCTACGACAGTAACATTATCCCTGCCTCCTGTAAATCCACTTGCCGGCGTTATAAGTGTTACAAAAGCCGGAGATGTTGATTTGAATGAACTAAAGGCAAGAATTGATAAGATGGAAAAGTTCTGCCGCAATACAAATGCGTCGGATGACTGTATAAAAAATCTTCTGCAAGAGATTGCGGAAGTAAAAGGCATATTATCTGCAAACGATACCGTTTCCACTCAGCCGATCACTGAGCCGGATGCCAGCGTTAAGGAGTTTTCAAATGCTCTTCGATTATTAACGCTGAAACTTTAACCGCACTACATAGCCCGGTTTATGTTTTCAGTAATTTTTTAATTACTAAAACTTATTATCATGGAAAATGATATAAAAGAAGCCGTTGAAACCATTGAACTAAAAATGAAAGAGTTCAAATCGGATCTCAGCGATTCAACAAAAAAAGAAATAAAGGCCCTTCTTGAAAACAACGAAAAAGAAAAGAAGGCACTGGAAGAAAAGGTAAAGGCGTCAAACGAAAAAGTGATCGCCCTGGAAGGAACGGTCGGAGACATGCAGGAAGAAGTAAAAGAGATTAAAGCTAAGGCTGGAAGATGGAAATCCGGGGGCAGCCCTTCTGGTAATGGGCTGCGTGCAACATTATCCGATGAGATAGCTAAGGGGATATTTGAGTGCAAGTCTGATATTATGCAATCGGCAGGCGGAGAGCTTATGAAGCCTCATGAGATAAAAGCGGTTGCGAATATAGCCAGCGCAAATCTGACTGTTGATAACTTTATCAGCTACCTGGACTGGCGCCCGGGAATGGAGCCGACGGGGCAGTTTCACTTCCGCAACCTGGTAAGGACTATATTGTCAGAGACCGACTTCGTGCAATACCCTCGTGCCAATACTCCGATAGGAGAAGGCTCATTCGGTCGTCAAACTGAGGCCGCTACAAAGGCGCAGACTGACCGGGATTACACAATGCAGACATTAACCTTGCTGCCAATGGCCGCATATTCTGTATGCTCACGCCAGGCATTAAGGAATATTGTATTCCTGCAAACGTGGTTACCTGAATCACTGATGAATCAGATGGAGGAAAGCGAAGACACAAACTTTGCAAACTCATTGGTGGCTGCTGCTACCGGATCGAGTTCAACGACCGGATTTAGTGGAACAGCAAATGTGGCCGATAAGCTGGTTTATTATATCAAAAACCTGATCGCCGCGAAATACAATCCAAACGGTATTGCATGCGATCCAAACGTGTGGGCTAACCTGATATTGCTTAGGCCTGGTACAGCCGGAGAAAACTATGCAGGACCTCCTGTCGTTTCAGTAGATCAGAATGGCGTTACCCGTGTATTGGGTCGCCCGATATATCCCGTTAACTGGCTTACAGGTAACAGGGTATTGGTAGGCGACTGGACAAAGGCTGGTATTGTTCAGAGTGAAGGCCTGAGACTTAGACAGAGCGATTCACATGCCTCTTTATTCACCAGCAATGAGATAGCGTTCCTTCTTGAACGTACTGAAGGGTTGGCTATTTTCCGCCCGGATGCGTTTATTACGACAACTGTATAATACTTTGCCCGGTTACTTTGATGCTGATTTACCCCGGTTTGACATAGCCGGGGTTTTTTTTGTTATAAAGGTTATATCTTTGACCCCATGAGTACAGTAGTTTTTACCAGGTCGGGCGATACTATAACCTACACAATAAATGGGGTTTCGTTTAATCTCACCGGACAAACTCCGATACTTTTTTCTAATGGCAAAGAAATAGTGATGGATGCCATAGGGAAACAATTGCATTTTCAGTCAATAGATAGCATTACGGTAAACGGTGTGCTATTAACAGAACAGGAGCCGCATGAGATAGTGGATATAATCAGGTCGCAAATATTCGGGATAAATTACCAACAGACTTATAAGCAGTATGTGGCATTGCTTACACAAAGCGGGACTAATGCGCCGGTAGCAACGGTGCTGGCTAATACATTGGGTGGTACAGTGGTGTGGAGTTATGATGCTTCTGGTCAATATCATTGTACATTATCAGGAGCTTTTGTCACAAACAAAACATGGATTACCCCGATAACTATTGACGGGTCTGGTGCTGGCTTAAATTTGGTTGACGCTAACACTGTTTCAGTATATAGTCCTGCCGGTGATGATGTATTGGTTAATACATCAATAGAAATCCGTGTGTACTACTAAAACAAAACAGCCACTGATATAATCTACAAAGATTTTTTGTCACTCCGAAATAATTACTATCTTAGCTGTATCGTTTAACAGCTACATGAAAAATATTCTAAACTTTACGGCGGCTTTTTCAATGAATCTTCACTTTAATGTGGCAGGTTAAACGACATTGGATCAGTCGCCTATTTTTATTTTATGGCAACTACAGAAAAGAAACCACGCAAATCACCTGTTCCTGCTAATGCTGAACGCATAACCGAAGGTGCTTTAAAACTTCCGTTAGAGGAAAGGATTGATCTTAATAAGATTCTTTCCGATTCAATAAAAAATGAAATGGAAGCCGGAAAGAAAAAGCTTGAGGACTTGACAATGAAGCTTAACGGTGTAAAATGAACTCATCCGAATGGCAATTAATATCATCGGCTTACTGCCTTAACCTTGATAAGAATATTACAACGAGGTGGCCGAAGGCGCATGATCAGTTCATTTCTGTTGGTATAGAAATAACACGTGTTAATTGTGTTGAAAGCACCGAAAATAGATTTATTAGTTTTAACCAGTCGCACTACAACACAGTTAAAAGTGGTTATGAAACAGGTAAACCATTTGCGATATTTGAGGATGATATTGTTTTTGATCCGATGTGGAAATTTGTATCGGAGGCCAGTAGCGAACTACCGGAAGATTGGGAATTATTGTATTTGGGTTGCAACTTTCATGGGGAGTGGTTAAGACCGCAAAGATATTCATCCCATTTGGTTACGCTGCCAAACGCATGGCAATCTCATGCCATAATTTACTCTTTAAGAGGGGCAAAATTTGTATTGGATAATTTCAACCCGGACATAATAACGGCAGAAAATCCGGTATATGATGAGTGGTTACGGGTAAACGCTATGACCAGGGGAAAAACATACCTTACTAATCCAATGATATGCTATCAGAGACCATGCTTTAGTGACGTATGGATGGTAGATGCCGATTATACGTCGGTGCATATTGATGGCAATAAAATATTAAGCAGATTATGATACGACTTATAACATTCAGTGATGATAATATGACCCAAAGTGCAGAGGTGTGTTATCATTCGGCATTGGCTAATGGGGTTGATGAAGTCTGTAAGAATTCTCCACAAAGCATAAGTCCTGAGTTTTATAAAAATAATTGGCAGACACTTATCCAAAAAAGAGGTTGCGGTTACTGGTTATGGAAGCCATATATTATATACAATGCTATGTTATCATTAAAAGACGGGGACTATTGCGTTTATTCTGATGCCGGGGTAAAGTGGATAAACAATGTGAATGAAATCATTTCGAGAATGGATCAGGATATATTTCTTTTCTCAAATGGTCATTCTCATATACATTGGTGTAAAATGGATGTATTTCAAGCGGTATTGCACAGGCCACTGCAACCAGCGTGGCATCCTTTAGACATTCAATACCAACAAGTACAAGCCTCAGTGATTTTCATTAAAGTAAATCAGAACACCCGTAATTTTATTAAAGAATGGTTGCTTTGGTGCCAATTCCCTGGTTTCATAGATGATAGTCCATCTAATTTACCAAACCATCCTGAATTTGCTGAACACAGGCATGACCAAGCAGTATTGACCTGCCTTGCGATAAAATATGGATACAAATTACATTGGTGGCCAGATGCAAAATGGTATCTTAGTCAGCGTTACCGTTGGCCGGAAGATACTTACCCGGAAATGTTGGAGCATCATAGAAACAGGGACAAAGGAAAAGGAGACGGGGTCAACCCGGAATGGGAATGATAATCGGAACCGGTGATATAGCATCTGTAATAACAGACATGGAAGATATAACATTCTTCGCCTCAGGTGTATCTGATAGTAAATGCACTGATCCGGCAAAATTCAAGCGGGAGGTTGATCTGTTAAAAAAAATGCCACGCCATCAGCATCTTGTTTATTTTTCTACGCTATCAATTTATTATAATTGTAACCCTTATGTTGCGCATAAGAAAAGAATGGAGCAGTTGGTGAAAGACCTTTTTAATACTTTTACTATTGTAAGAATTGGCAATATAAGATGGGGTAATAATCCTAATACGCTGATAAACTATTTGATTGAGCATCCAAAAGCCGACATTCAGCAGGTATGGAGGCACATTGTAGATAAAGATGAATTTAAGTATTGGATTAACCTTATTAAGCCAGGAGAAAGCACTGAAATGAACATACCAGGTCAAATGGTGTGGGTTCCATTTTTATTCAAAACAATACACGGAAATGTCTGACATAGTAACGCTAAATAAAGAATCGTTAAGTATTTGGCAGGCCAATGATCTTGAGCCGATGCGATACGATTATGATATAAAACCGGGAGATATTGTTTTGGATATAGGCAGTTATCAAAGAGAGTGGGGAAAAGTATTTGAAGAAAAGGGATGTAATGTAGAGTATTTCGATGCACTTGATAACAGGGCTGCATGGAAGTGTGATGGTGAATTAATGATGGCCGGGGCCTATTATTATACTTCCATGTACGGAAAACAAAATGCTTCATATAAGTGTGTTGATATAGCCCCATATCTTCAAAAAGAAATAGCCTTAGTGAAAATAAATATTGAAGGCGGGGAGTATGAGCTGATTGAATATATTATAAGTAAGGGGCTGCATGAGAATATCATAAATTTGCAGGTACAATTTCATTTAATTGACGGAAAAGATTGCGAAGCTATGTATAAGGTTATTTCAGACCTTTTGAAGGAAACACATAAATTGATATGGAGATATCCTTTCTGCTGGGAAAGCTGGCAAAGAAAAGACGAATATTATAAAAAATTTGCAAATGCATGATTTTGTAAAAAAATACGGATACAATATAACATCCCAAAATAATGAGAACGGAATTATACGGGAGTGTCTTGAAAGGATCAATCCTGAGTTAAAGATAGCTGTTGAATTTGGTGCGCCCGATCAAATGTATTGCAGCAACATTTATCCGCTTAAAGAACATGGTTGGGACTGTTACTACTATGACGACAATACTACCGACCCATTTGTAACAAAGAAAAAAATAACAGCTGATAATATAAACGAGTTGCCTAAATGCAGCGTTCTAAGCATGGATACCGACGGGTGTGATCACGATCTTTGGCTGGCCTATAATGGTAAGCCTGATATTGTGATAATAGAGATCAATAGCAGCCTGCCACCAATGATTGAGCATAGCAGTTATGATAAAGGGGCAAGCTATATATCTATGCTGGTAACCGGAATTGCAAAGGGATATTTTCTTTTGGCGCACACCGGGAATTTAATCATGTTGCTTAATAAGCACAGGTGCCTTTTCCCGGAAGTCGAAGGGGACGGAATAGATAATTATGAATTGTATTTTAATAAAAGCTGGCTTCAATGATCACCGCTAAATCACTTGCAACAGGAGGATTGGGACGTTTTGGCAATCAAATGTTTACCATTGCCGGGTGTATCGGAGTTGCTGTCAAGTCCGGCCAACCCTATGCCTTCCCTGAATGGAAAACACATGATAATGCAATCTTCGGCAATCCTATTGATAATATAAACGATTTTTTATTAAAACCATTACCGGGACTTGCAACAACATCAGGCTTTCAGGATTACGGTTATTTTTGGGGATATAGAAATGTTTATCTTCCCTGGGGGGACTGGTCAATAGATGCCCACATGCAATCGGACAAGTTTTTCAATAATTGTCTTCCATTAATAAGAGAAACATTTACTTTCAAAGACGAACCAGAACAAACCGATTGTGTTGCTATTCATTACCGGGCAGGTGATTATATAGATAATCCCGATGCTTATCATCCACGATGTAGTAAAGAATATTATGAGAATGCAATGGCATTATTTCAGGCAGGCACAAGGTTTATGTTATTCAGTGATGATACGATAGAATTTATGAAGTTGGCAAAGCTGATGCCATACGGCACATCGTGTGAATTTAGCATCGGTAAAAATTACATCGAAGATTTCAAGATAATGAAACGCTGCAAATCATTCATAACCGCAAATAGTTCATTTTCATTAATGGCCGCAATCTTAGGGGATCATCCAGACAAAAAAATAATTTGTCCAAAAAGATGGTTCGGTTCACAGGCTGGGGACATTGAAACAAAAGATTTATATCCTGAAAATGCAATAATAATATGAAAGTACTTTGGTCAATACACTTATACCCCCCCACCCATAATTGCGGAAGTGAGTACGTCGCACATCATGTTAATAAATTTCTTATCAGCAGAGGACACGAATGCAGGGTTATCCTTCATCAGGATAAAAACATAAATACACCTTATGATCATGAGGGAGTATATTGTATGGGCAGCAATGTAGGGACAAGAATAGATGCCTATGCGTGGGCTGACATTATCCTTACCCATCTTGATATGACACAGTTTTCTATTGTAATGGCAAGGGAGGCGAGAAGACCATTAGTCCACTTTGTTCACAATGATATACCATATCAATCTATCACAAACAATTTTGGAAATGTATCAGCGGTATATAATTCAAAATGGATATGCGATAAAATTGGATATACTATACCCGGCATTGTATTACATCCACCATGTAATACAGACCACTATACAACCGAAACAACGGGTGAGTTCATAACACTTATTTCTTTGAATGAAAGAAAGGGTGGATACAGGTTTTATGAGATTGCTAAGGCAATGCCTGATAAAAAGTTTTTGGGCGTCATAGGCAGCTATGATAATCCGGGACCGCTAAAAAAGGCACAGGTTGATATTATAAACGAATGCCTGCAACTGCCCAACTTCACCCTGGTAGCAAATACTCCTGATATACTATCAACATACAGAAGGACAAGGCTTTTACTGATGCCGTCTGATTATGAAAGTTGGGGGCGCACGGCGACAGAGGCCATGTGTTCGGGCATCCCGGTTATCTGCACACCGACGCCCGGACTTAAAGAGAATTGCCAGGATGCTGCGGTATATGTCGGCAAGCCTATCAAAGATTGTCAGCCGGGAGATGCTCAGGTTGATATTGGCACTGTGGATGATTGGGTGGCGGCTATTCGTAAATTCGACGATCATGAATACTACCAAAAATATTCGTTACTTTGCAAGGAAAGGGCGAAACAGCTTGATCCGGTGAAAGAATTGGAAGCCCTTGAAAGTTTCCTATATGAGCAGCAACAGAATTATAAACGTTAGCAGATATGAATCGTCGCCATCTGAGCCGGTTACGCTGGCTCAGGTAAAGTCTCACCTAATCATAACATTTACCGATGACGATACTATGATTACATCTCTGATAACTCAGTGTCGTAAGGCCATAGAAGAATATTGCGCAATAAGTATAGTAATGCAGACTGTGACGCTGATTGCTGATCTGTTTAAAGAATGGGAGCTACCTTATGGCCCTGTAACCGGATTGTTGTCTGTTAAAACGAGAACAGGCAATGAAGGCAGCGGGCCGGGAACTTACGAAACGCTTTCATCGGGATGGACTTATGACGGAAACGACTTTGTTACATTCACACCAGCTCCTACAGGAGGTTTTAATCCGGGGGCTCCATTTACAGGACATTTCCAGTGGGGGCCATATTCGTCGGATAGATCATTGGTGAACAGATATAAGATAGTATATACATCGGGATATGCTAATGTGCCAGATGCGCTAAAGCTGGCAATATTGAATGAGATTACTTACCGTTACGAAAACCGGGGCAGTGAGGCACAATTGGAAGGAATATGTTTTGCAGCGAGAACGATGGCAGAACCGTATAAAAGAACCCTATGGTTTTAATTATGACATACCGAAAACAAATAATTAGTTGCGATTAATTTTTCTTATGACAAAAAATAAAAATTCAATTAATCGCAACTTTGTAAAGGGCAGTATTATCAATTAAATTAAAAAAGTCTTATAATGTTCATTCGCATTATGTTACATAGGATATTGCGTTTTGTACTTTACTTCAAAACAAAACGCATGAAGGTCATAAGCGCAGAATTTTGATGAAAAAATATTCGGGTAAAAACGAAAATTCCCTTACATTGGGTTGTAAGGGAGTTCGAGCCGGTTACTGATGCGGTATTAGACGGTTTCCATCTACTGGCACTTTCGTCGCTCTATTTTCGTACGTATGATGAGTCCTCAAAACTATGAGGACTTTTCTTTTGTGCGTAGGTGAGCGCAGGCATCCTATTTACACATAATGCGTATTATAAGACTTTTTCTTCCTTGCCCTTTACAATTATTTGTTTTCGGTAATGGTCCCATGTATTTTATTATCTTTACTCTATGGTTTTAATTCAAGGGTTCCATATCGGCCAAATGAGATCATCTGTTCATTTCCTGAATAATGTACCTACGCAGTCTGCGAATAATGAACATGAAGAAATAACGACAGGAGGCTGGAATGATGTTTATGGGACTTTACTTTTAACCAGGGGGCGGTTAAGAAAGCAATCGGGAGGCCGGGATCTGGCTTTCGGGCTAATAGCTGGTAATGATAGTTATGAATTGATTTGCCGGTTTCAGGCGACACTGGAAGCAGCATTGCAGGTAAATGGAAAAGTAATTGTAGATAGTGTTAATTACACTATTGCATCATGGGAAAAGGTTGATCAGATAAATCACATTTATAAGTTCAAATTAAATACACAGGTTGCCTAATACCGTAACCATAAAAGGCTTTAAAGAATACAGCGATAAGCTGAATAAGCTGTCAACACAATTCCCCGAACAACTTGACGACATTGCAGAAATAGCGGCGCAGCAGTGGGAGCAATTAGCGAAAAGAGATGTTCCCGTTGATCAGGGTTTTTTAAAGTCAGGGATAAGCCACAAACAAGAGGCGTTAAACAAGTGGGAAATTGTCAGTAGTAAAGAATATTCGCCTTACATGGAATGGGGTACAAAGTCCCGGGTAAATGTCCCGGCTGAATTACAAAGCTACGCTGCACAGTTCAGGGGTGGCAGTCCCGGCGCCAAAGTAAAGGGATTGATTTATGAATGGGTGTTAAGAAAAGGGATACCAAAAGAGGCACAATGGCCGATATTTATTTCTATCATGAGAAACGGTGTAAAACCTCATCCGTTCTTTTTCATTCAGCGCCCAATAGTAGAAAAGCAATTGATGAATGATCTAAAACAGTTGATTGAAACATTAGATTGATATGAAGGATACAATGAGAATTTTTCGCAAAGCGGTTTATGATTGTTTAAATACTTTCATTATTTACAAGTCTGCCAACGTCGCTGTTTATGATGAAAAAGTAAAAGCAGGTCAATCGCCAAACCTTTATGTACTATTTCAAAGCCAAAGGGAAACCGATACAACACAGACTGATTGCGGATGGGAATGTAAGGCAAATCTTGACTTACTGATAGTGGATAAAACCGGCTCAGAGGTTAGCAAAGATACGGTTGACGAAATTTCTGACCAGATATACGAATTATTACTAAATTTGCCGGGTAGTGATAATCTGGCAGCGCAATCTGGGTTTAAAATAATGATGTTAAAAAGGGAAAGTGCAGTAACGGGATTGCTCCAGATTACACCGACACAAAGCGAATTACAAAAATTAATAACTTTGACAGCAACAATTTCACAATAAAATTTTAAGCCATGAGTGTACCTACTCCGATTTTAGCATCAGCAGTCCCTGTTGCAATAAGCAACGACAGCGGCTCTACATTTAAGTATGTCGTATGTAAAAAAGCATGGGACTATGCGGGCAGTGCAACGCTGATAGAAGAAGAAACAGACTGCGATGTATTAACGGCGGTAGGAGCGATCAAGAACGTATTTAATTTTGAATTTGTTCTTAATACTACCCCTAACGGGGCAACAGAATGGGGCAGCGATTCTATCATGACGTTCTTCCAGAATAAAACATCGCTTGTTGTCAAGTTTACATCCGGCAGTTCTTTTTACCGGTCAATATCCGGGTATATCAGCAACTATACAGAAACAGCAGCGCAGGGCGGCATGGTTATCGGCAAAGGAACATTCAACGGATCTGGATCACTTGACATTACAGCATAATCATGGCATCATTAAACACCCTTCCCCGGCAACGGTTTGAACTTATATTATCAGACGGAACAATTATTCCCGGTCAATTCGGCACGTATGCAACATCTTTATTCGGAAAGAAAAAGGGTTTGGCATTGTCTGAGATATATAAAAACTTTCTTATCGAGAAGCCGGAAAAAGATGCTGATGGAAATCCTGTATACGATGTCCGGCTGCATGATATGATTGATTTTATTATGTGTGCATGTGAGGCTGCTGCAAGGTTGAAGGGGGAACGATTTAATTTTACCGATGCTCAATTATGCCAATGGGCAGATGATACCGATATACCAAATATCCTGATAACATTATACGGGCATTCAGTGGCAAATAAGGATGAAAAAAAAAGTCAGGATCAACCGGCAAGCAATTAGGGTGGGACGAATTGCAACGGTTATTTTTAGCGGCAAACCCCTCAATAGAATTATTCTGGCAAAGCACTTTCGAAGAGGTGCTATTAACTATACAGGGCTTAGTTGATAGACAGCGTATTGAACGGCGAAATTCTTATAATCTGTATTGTGCCTGGACTGAAAAGCCTATCTCAATCTTCGATTATTCCCCATTACCTTACGATGAAGAATTAAAAGAGGTCACCAATGACCAGGGTATGACCGATGCTGAAATTTATGCCTTAGTTAAAGCGGCAAATGCTAACTTTGATATACCAATAATATTCAATGGCAGATAATATTCTTTCAGCGAAGGTTGATGTAACGGCACCGGGAGCGGTGCAGGCATTATCATCTGTTGGCAAGTCTGTTGAAATATTACAATCTCAATTACAGCGGTTACAGAAAATACTATCACAGGAGGGGTTGAGTTTTACACAGGTTCAAAGGGTGTCGGATTTATTAAGAAAAACACAAGGTGACCTAAATAAACTTAATGCCGCTAATGCAACTACTTCTTTAGGCAAACTTGGGGTTGCCTCAAATCAATCTACATTAGCATTAACAAATTTAGGCCGTGTTGTTCAGGATGCCCCGTTTGGATTTTTGGGTATCGCAAATAACTTAAATCCTTTATTAGAATCATTTCAGCGATTAAAAGCAACGACAGGTACAACAGGCGGGGCACTAAATGAGTTGGGTAAATCATTAACTGGAGCCGGAGGTTTAGGATTCGCTTTGTCATTAGTATCATCGGCATTGATTGTATTCGGGGATAAATTATTTGGGAGCAAAGCAGCATCGGAGGCCTCTGAACAGGCGTTAAGAAAATATACAGATGCCTTAGATGAAAGTAAAAGAAGCGTTGAAAGCCTTTCATCTTCATTACAGTTCTTTAATCAACTGGGAAGTATTAATGTAAAAATATTCAACCAGGGCGATCTGGAAGACCTTAGGCAGCAATCGGTTGCTCAAAGGCAAGCAACTGAAGATCTTAAATCAGAACTTGAAAAAAGAAAAGCAATTGTAAAAAGTATTGAATCTGATGAAGTTCTAAACAAAAAAGACAGGATTGATGCACTAAGATCTGCAAATGCAGAGGTATTTGAAATCAATAAACAGATAACAGATTCAGAGAGAAAACAGTCTATAATTTACAGGCAAATACAATTGCAGAAAAATAAAGATGAAAAGGATGCTCAGGACAAGTCGCTAGAGAATTGGAATAAATATCTGAAAAGCTTACAGGATGATCGTGATTTTTTAGATGGATTATTTAAAAATGAATTCAATTCAATAAAATCTTTTTATGACTCATTAAATGCCAAAATACGGATTCAGAATGATCAAAAGGCAAGGATAAAAATTTCTGCGGACATAGAACTCGAAACTTTATCTACAAATTTTGATAAGCAAAAACAAATATCTTCTCAACTACAGGAGCGGATAAATACCCTTATAAAAAATAATCCAATATTAATAAGAGCTAACGCTAAAGTTGAATTAACTCCCGATGAAAAAGCATTGCAAGCTGCACTTGACAATATAAACAACATCCTTGCAGACACATTACGGCAATCCTTAGTATCTTTCGGCGAAGGCTTAGGCGAAGCACTTGCCGGAGGTGATATACAAAAAGCATTTCAATCATTCGCCGGGCTTGTCGGTGGAGCTGTAAAGGCGATAGGTGAGCAGTTAATTGCATTAGGTACAGCGGCATTAGCTGCGAAAGTTGCACTGAAAAGTCTGTTTAAAAATCCTGCTTTGCAAATAGCTGCGGGAATTGCTTTAGTTGCCGTTGGTTCAGCAATGCAAAGCCTATTATCGGGAGGTATCAAAGGCTTTGCTGGTGGAGGTCAGTTGCCAGGTGCCGGTGTCCCGGTATTAGTTGGTGAACGTGGCCCCGAAATATTTATTCCAGATACCGGTGGAAGAATAATTCCTAATCATAAAATAGCAACAGGAGGTGTAAACGGAGGTAGCGGGAGCATAAACGTAGTAGTAAATGGATACCTTACTGGAAGGGGTAATGACCTAATCGCTGTTATAAGTTCAGCACAACGCAGTAATAATAGGTTAACATAAATGGCTCAATACGGGATAATATACACGCTTCAATGGAATACAGTTCCTTCGGTAATGAGTTCATCGCTAACTATACCGGCACAGGAGATGATAGTAAATATCTATGATACATCTGTATTGATTGAAGATTCTCAAACTCCGCTGATAGTAGAATTATTAGCAGATGCAAATCCGCTGGTAATACGCATAATAAATAATGATGAGGATAAATTTTCTCCCATAAGGGCAAAGCAGGCAACTATACAATTCAAGTCAGACTCTCTTTCATTTGAGGACAGCCTTACATTCGCAGACGCTTCTGATAATAATTTTTATGTGGAAATTACAGCAGATGGAGAATTTATATTTAAAGGCTTTTTGATGTTATCTGATAGCCAGCAATTGCATTTACCAGATCCGAATGTAGTTGTGTTAACGGCAAGTGATCATTTGGCTTTATTAAAAGATATCGCTTTAGTAACTGAGGAAGGGGAAAATCCAACTGGTAAATACAGGATAGCGCAATTAATATCTTTCTGCCTTCGCAAAACGGGGTTAATATTGGATATTGTAGTAATTAATAATCTTAGACATGGAGGGCTTGAATACATTTCAGATGTAACATTTAATTCAGGTACAAATACAATAACAGGATTAACAGATACATCCTTTTTTTATGTTGGGATGTTACTGATTATTTCTGATACGGCTTTTAATGATATGACAACCGTTGTAACTAATGTAACAGAAACGGTGGTAACTGTAGCAAGTGCATTGACAACAGACTTTCAGCCGGACGCTAAATTTACAGACAGTAACAGCGACGGACATTTTTACGAGAAAGTTTATTTGGATTCTTTGACCTTTGAAGATAGTATCGGAGTGAGTGAAAATTGTTATACGGTGTTGGAAAAAATATTGGGTGAAGATTGTTTTTTAACTCAGTGGAAAGGGAAATGGTATATTATGCGAATTGATGAGTATGATGGTAATCCTATTTACCCGGCTACGTTTAATGCTTTTGGAGTGTTTCAGTCTTTCGATACGGTCACAACATTTGCAAAATCGGTTGGCGCAAATGAAACAAGAAGGCTGGCAAATGCAGATGCTTTAAGAAGATATGACCGGCCTCATGCTTATGTAAGAGAAACATTCGATTTTACTTATCCGGCTGAAATACCCTGTAATGTTGACTATGCAAGAGGCGACGAAACATCAGACCCGGATGTTCAGGTAACGGGATATACTGCTTATGAATTAGATTGTTGGGATCCCCGCAGATTGTGGGGTACAGCTTTAGCAGCAGCAAATTTCAAAGCTGCTATTCTAAGATCATTTGATGACTTGGACAGAGAAGATCAGCGGTTTATAATGCTGACACAGCCAGCAAGCCCAACGGGTTCATTTGAATATATAAGGTCATCAGCGATACCCGTTTCTTTTTATGACCGCTTTAAGTGGTCATTTGAAGCAGCGGCAATGTCAGCGCCTTCTGGCGATGGTTCTATACTTGTGTGTATGATTATTCTTTACGGAGTTGACGGTAGTGTTTATGTGCTGAGGAATTCAGATATAACAGCTAACTGGAATCAGGATAGTACGGATGTAAATACTGTTTGGAGGTTGTCAAATGTAAATGTTAGCCTATTCAGGGACGGTATGCAATGGGGTATATATGACGATGCAGATCATGCACCAAAAACTGACTGGGTAAATTTCACAATGGAAGGGGCGCCGGTCCCGGTGGGGGGAAATGTTTATATACATCTTTTTTCTGCCAATCAGTTTGCGGGAACATTTGATGATTTTGCTATCAAATATCAAAACTTATCATTTGAGTATTATCCTTATATCGGCGGGACTTATCGTAAGTATATAAAGTTTCACAACAAAGTAACCCGTGACCCGATAGGATATTTTAATGTAAACAGGGATAAAACGGTTTATATCACAGACAGCCCGAAGCCATTATTTAAGGGTGCAATGTTTATAGCTTCCGGTGGAACGGTATTATTTGATGGTACATTAACCTTTGCTGCGCCAAACTCAATATCAACACCACTGGCTTCTGGCGATTATAGTACAACTTTCCATGCTGGAATGTATATTTTAATAACGGGTACAAATCCTGGACGATATAGAATACTGAGCGTTACCTATCATGTTGTACCAAATAACACAGAAATAATAATTGACGGGACAATAACGACGGTAACCGGATCGGCGATGATATATGAATTGTCATACGTTCTAACATCCCGTTGGTACACAGCAGCTCCTTTTGCTTTAGCCGCCCCACCAGACACAACATACCTTCATACTTACGGATATATTCAGGCTTTCAGCGTTTGGAATCAGTATAAAAATGCAAACAGAATTTTAAGCACATCTGTATTGGGTTTAGGTTCAATGTGGCCTGATGCTTTAGACAAGTGGAGCATAACAGATACAAACCCTCATGTCAATAACCGTTATTTTTTATTAATTTCGTTCGAGCAAAACTGGAAAACATGCCTATGGTCAGGTGTATTTATTGAAGATTACAGAACTGATATCGGCAAAGAGTATGATGACGAATTTGAGTTTAAATATTTAACTAAATGAACCGAAAAGTATTAGGAAAAAATGTAATTGTGTCCATGCTTGTTGATGGCGATTACTATCCTATATTTTGCGGTAAAACGGCAGATTTGGGTTTAGTTCAGGACAAGATTGAGGTAACTTATATTAACAGCGGGGCTCATAGGAATTATGTTCCTGGAATGAGCGATTCTACTTTATCTGTAAACGGGGTTACTCTGATAAATAACGATGAACATAAAGTATCTGTATTGTATTTAAGCCAGCTTGCCATAAGAAGGTCTATAAATACATACAGGGTATTGTTAACTGATCAGGATTCTACACAGGTATCAGTATCATTCAGCGCATTCGTATTAAGCACAAACCTGTCAAGAGATGCTATTGCATGGTCTCAATCATCGGTTGTTTTTCAGATAACAGATGACTGGACATTCAGCACAATAATACCACCGCCAACCGAACCAACATGTGAAATGCAGGACACTTTATATAAAACGCTTGCGTCATCAGATACTTATGTAACGGACTCTTTACTTATACCAGCATCAGGTGAAACAATAACTATAATATCTGTAAGCAGGTCAGGAACGGTGTATTATGAAACAAGTTCAACTCCGGGATCTCTTGAGTTCAAATATACATCAGCGTCTGGAAAGATTGAGTTTGACCCACTTAATCCCGGCAACCCTGGCGGAGAACCAGTTTCTATCGAGTATAAACTTGAAGAATAATGGCTGTATTTAGTAAAACATATTTTGGAGAACCAGGTAACTATTACATACTTGATGCAGAGATATCAAACGTTACTATATTAAAATTAACGAGAAGCGGCATAGTACACTATCCGACAGGTAATGAAAGCGCTGTAAATTTGGAGTATATTTACAGTGCTGCGTCTGGTGGTATTGTATTTGATCAGAATAATCCTTTTAACGGACCAACGGGAGGTGGTCGCCCGAACAGAAGATCACTTGAAGTTATAACAGTAAATTACAAGGCATGAAAAAGTTAATAATAATCATACTATCATTAATATCAATTATATCGTATTCTCAGCCCACATATACAACTATTAATAGTAAGTATAATTGGCTGGCAGGCGCCTTTTCTGCGCTTAATGTTCCGGCAGGAAATACAGTTACCAGGCAAACAGGACAGTATGTGAGGTCGGGTGCATTATGGTATGATTCAACTGGGGCTGATAGTGGTCTATACGTGAGTCATGGTAATTATTGGGTATTAGTGGGGGGTGGAAGCGGAACAGTAACAGGGGCTAATAATGGAGTATCATTAAGTGGAAGTAATGTGCAGTTGGGGCAGACTATTGCTGCATCAGGAAACCCAGCTTTAATATCTGCAAACAGAGAAATACCTTTTTCTGGTGGAAGTTATCTTGACTTTATAGATGGTGCGGGTGATAATGTAAGGATAGTTCCGGCTGGTGCAGTTCAAACATTTAACCCTGCGGGAGGTGGATTTGTGGCATATACTAATGGGACGGATGCTTACCCCGGCCTATATCATTTTTTTGGCACAATGTCTTCGGGTGTGTTACAATCATTTTCTGGCACACACTGGACACCGAGTGACAAGCATTATGATATGATAGATTTGAGAGGTTCGTTAGATCGTGCAGAGATCCAGTCCTTTGGTGTAGGAATGGCCAGATTTAGAACAAATGGCGACATATCGTTAGGGGTAATGGGAACGAGACGGGTAGGGATTAATACTGAAACTCCCGTACATACATTAGATGTTACAGGGTCATTTAAGTTCACAGACAGCGCATACTTTTTTTCCAGAATAGGGGCTACTTCAGACAGCGTTTATACTAAGCGTTCAGACGGAACATTAGGAGCAGTTGCTCAATCTTCAATAGTAGGTTCTACGCCTACATTTCAACAGGTGTTGAATCAAGGAGGCGGGGGTGCTGAATTGTTTCAAAATACTGTATTATCAAATACCGGGTTATATACTTTCACAGTAATGGATAATGCGGATGAATCAATTCTTCAATTAAGGGCAGGAGATGCATCCGGGAAATTTGTTTTAGGTAATCATGTTTCGGAAGATTTGATAAGAAATAATGAAGGGTATATGTACATAGCCAATGGCGATTCTATTGTCTTTAGTCAGGGATCAGAAGGTATATATAGTTTTCGACATATACCGTATGGTAGTATTGATACATCAACGTATAAACCAGCGGCATTTACGGCGGCGGGAAGGATGGTCAGAATGAACTCATGGGCGCAGGTATCAGGTGGTGGATCAGGCTCCGGCACAGTAAACTCAGGAACACAGTATAGAATTGGCTATTACGTAACCACTGGAACTGCAATAAGTGAGGCGGCAGCGATAACGGCAGCGAGAGCATTAATCAGCGATGCAAACGGAGTTCCTACACACTCATCAGTTACATCAACAGAATTAGGATATGTAAGCGGTGTGACATCAGCTATTCAAACACAGTTTGGTAGTAAGTGGGATGTAGCGGGCAACTCAGTTACATATCCGGGTTTTATTGGATCTACCAATAATCAACAGTTAAGATTTAGAACAAACAACACGCAAAGATTTGTTTTAGATTCTGCAAAGTCAAGATTTTTTGTCGGGAGCACATCTGGTATGACAGACGCATCGGGAGCAGATGAAGGATCATTTATAAAAATGACTGATAATTCAAACGGAGGTATTACACTTGCAAATAATGCCAATAACAGCACTTTATTATCACTATCTGCAAATGGCATACAAAGTAATCAGCAGGTTAAATTCGTAAGTACAGGAAGCGGTTTTTATTTTAACAGCTCTACAGGAGGTTCTTATTTTGGAGGTGTGGGTACAGCAACATCAACTGTCCATGTTAATGGGTCTTTTGCAACAGCATACAGGGCTATAACAGCTTTAAGGACTTTGGATGCAACAGACCATACTATTGAAGTTACGGCCAATACTTTTACAGTTACACTACCAACAGCAGTAGGTATTACGGGACGAACATACGTTATAACGAATAGCGGTTCCGGTGTATTGACATTGGCAACAACGAGCAGCCAGACATTTGTAAACGTTACAGCAACTCCGACAACACTGACATTAAATCAATTCGCTACCGTTACCGTTCAATCTAACGGAGCTAACTGGTTAAGAATAACAAGTCTTTAATATGAGATATATCATCACGTTAGCGATAATGATCAAACTGTCAATAATGTCCTTCTGCCAGGCACGTGTTGACAGTATGGGTAATATCATTGGCTATACAAAGCAGTCGGATAGCTCAGGCGTTTACACCAGTAAGTACCGTGGGGATTCAATGCGAAACAATCTTTATACTACTATTGCGAATAAGCAGGCTACTTTGGTTTCTGGGACAAATATTAAAACGGTCAATGGATTATCATTATTAGGACCCGGAGATTTACCAATATCGGGTACGGCAGCATGGGGTTCTGTAACGGGAACGCTCAGTAATCAATCTGATTTGCAAACGGCATTAAGCGGGAAATTATCTTCAAATGGTTCAGCGGCATCATTAACATCTATTCCCGTTAATCAGGCTACCGGTGTTTTACCTTTTGCCAACGGAGGCCGGGAAGGCAGCGCAGCTACGAGTGCGACAACGGGAACTATGACCGTTAACATGACCACAAGTATTATCACCATTACTCCAACAGGAGCGTGTACATTCAATGCCAGTGGCGGGACGGTTGGGCAGATAGTAACTTTTGCAATAACAACATCAGGAACAACATCGTTTACATTAACGTTTGGAACTAATTTCAGAAAGACCGGAACGCTGGCAACAGGAACAACGTCTGCAAGGTTTTTTTCTGTATCATTCGTTTGTATTAATGGAACTATATGGCAGGAGATAGCGAGAACAGCCGCTCAAACATAATCATGAGACTACTTTTATACATTAAAATTAAATATATGAAAAAAATCCTTTCATTACTACTGTTAATTATTCCTGCTATATCATTTTGTCAGGATAGCTCAAGATTAAAGCCGTCAGTTACATTGCAGGCAAGAGATTGTGAGTTTATTGCAAGTTTTATTCAGTTGGAAACAAAATTTGTTGACCTTGATAGTGTGCTTATATCAAAATTTAGAATAACAACATCACCAACCGGTACAGATAATGTTGTTATCCCGGCTGTAGAAAACAGGGTATGGATAGACATTTATAGAAGGCTTTCACTTAGTTCAGTTGCCTTGAGACAAAATACATTTACCAGATTTGAAACAGCATTGACGGCTACAGCTCATACATGGTTGACAAGTAGAATAACGGCCAATCAAACGGATAATCAGGATCAGTTTAGTGCAACAAGAAAATATGGCCGTGAAAGACTTAAGAAAGAGTTGATTGAACAATTTTAAAAAACAATATATGAAAAACATCCAATCATGAAAAAGTATCCTGACTTTTGGAGTGTGCTTTTAGGGAAGGGAGCGCATGGTTTTTTCTTTGGTTACATAACGGTAGCGATTATATCAGCTATTGGCATGATACTAATAATGGCCTCTCAGAAGTACAAAAAGAATCCCGATAGTCCTGATAAATGGTCATGGAAGTATTTCTGGGCTAACAATGCAGGTAATTTCGGAGCCTGCTTGTTCATCATGCCAATTATAATAAGGGTTATGGTAGAGTTTGTGGATGACCCTAAATGGATGCTTTTAATAAGTGTGGGAGCAGGTTTTGGATTTTACAGATTAGCTAAATTGGCAAATGATTTTGGTATCTGGACAACAGATAAGATCAGCGAAAAAATAGCAGATAAAATTAAACAGCAAGAAACTAAACCTTAAATAAAATGGCAAACACAGTAAAGAAAGATTGGTTAGCGTATTTAAAGGCCGTTAAGAAGTATGTAAAGGATTTGGATGCGTGGATTAAATCAAAGACAACAGCAGAATTTGAAACATTAGATGAAGGAGGAGGTAGCAACCCACCAGTTCCGCCTACTCCACCTAAACCACCGGGAGAGGCATGATAAGAAAGTATGCCTCAGCTTACCTTATCTTAATTAGCCTGAGTATAGGTGAGATTCATACTTTTTGGGAGAAATCAGCCATTAAAGAAGTAAACTGGATTTATTCGGTTTATGTACCTATGTCAATTCAATGGAATGTAAAGTTCTTAACAAGCGGTATAAATAGCATACTTATTGCTTTAGCTATGTTTTTATACCAAAGAAACAGGTTCAATAAATCAGTAGCTATCGGATATATTTTCTTTACCATTTTTGACATATTATTGTACTTTTACAACTATAAAACAAGTTATACGTACAGTTTTATTTATGGCGGATTTGGTGCAGTAGCTCTTGTGGCGTTTTATTATAACAAAATAAAGGCTTTGTTTAAGAGATGAAAAAGGAAATAACAATCGGGCAGTTACTATCAGTAGGAGCTACCCTTTTAATAGCTATCATTACGGGGTGGGTCACATTGAATAATAAGGTGAGTTCTCAGGCAGTAGAAATAAAAGTATTACAGGAAAATCAAAACAAGTGGGACAGGGTTGTGGAAAGAATTGAAGCAAAGATTGATCTTAATAATGAAAAGACAAACCAAGTCTTAATTGAATTGCAGAATAAAAAAAACCGGGAATAATGATAGCTAAAAATCATCACAAAGATAATTGGACTATATACGTATTTACGGCTGCGGTTTTAGCAGCAATTCTATATATGTTCTTTCATTAAAAAGTATCAAATGAAGAATAAACCACAATTCAAAACGGACGGTTACGGAGGATGCCTGGTATGGATAATCCTGCTCTTAATGATAGGATGCAATTCCGTTCGTAAGGCAGCTAAGATATTCGATAAGCATGAGCCTGACGCAGCTATATACTGCGCTGTGAAGTTCCCGGTGAGGGATACAATTATTCAGGGTGATACCGTTACTACAACCGATACGCTGTGGGGCATGGAGTTAGTTCATGACACTACGGTTAATAAGACAATGGATACCGTTACTATACACATCACTAAGCCTGTAACTGTTACCCGTACACTTACTATTCATGATACCGTTTACCGGGAGAATACTGCCCGTGTAACCGTCTTACAGAACGCCAACAGCGAGCTATCCCGTAACGTTGCCGACCTTACTGAGCAGCGTGACAACCTGCAAGCCTTCAAAGACAGAATGAGAGGTAAAGTTCACATTCCCTGGTGGTGGTTATTAGTAGCTGCTATAATTGGAGGCGTGGCAATTAAGTTTCGTAAACTAATACCTTTTTAATATGAACACAAATATCCTTTGGACGGCAACCGTTGTTTTTGCCTTCATTTCAGTTATTCTTTTCTTCCAGGTTGATTCAGCATGGGCTGATACTCATCATGCCAATACTACAATTATTATAGCCGGTATTGTGTCAGGCCTTATAGCTATCGGTGCTTTTATAAAAGTGGCTAAAGATTGGGGTTCAGGATCACAACCATGATCTACTCTATCGCAATATGGCTCCTTACGCTGCTGATTAAGCTGTGGTTTGACATACGCCGGTGGTACGGTAATAAACCAAATCATCATAGCTTAGGGGCAGCGATTGTGTTTATGGCGCTATCTGCCTGCACATATCTTCAACCTCACCCTGTTTGGTTTCTGTCGTATTGGGCTATCTTCGATATGCTATGGGGAAAGCTTACGAGAAACGGGTGGTTGTATATCGGAACTACTGCCCGCCTGGACAGGATACAAAGAAGGTACCCGGCTTTAATGTGGGCTAAAATAATATCAGCATCAGCATCTATTGTGTGGTATGCAATAACAAAAGCGGCGTAGAAACGCCGCTCGAAGGTTTTACCAAAATCCAAAACATGTCGTATGACTATTAAATAAATATACAACTATGCTTACAGACGAACAAATAAAAATTAAATATGGAAGGCCAGGGGATATAAGTAATCTGACTGTGATTAAGCTGCCATATCCAATGCGGATAGCATGGGATACAAAGTCTAAGATTATTAATATGCAGTGTCATAAGCTTATTGCAGATAATCTGATTGCTGTATTTAATGATCTGCTGGCGCATTACGGAATTGATAAGTTACAGCAGTTAGGCATAGACCTGTTTGGCGGATGTTATAATTTTAGGCAAATGAGGGGTGGCACTAAATGGTCCCGACACAGCTGGGCCATAGCAATAGATTTGGACCCAGAAAGGAATGGGTTAAAAACTCCATGGGTGCATGCTCAGTTTTCAAAGCCAGAATACAGTTTCATGGTAGATACATTTTATAAACATGGATTTTTTTCCTACGGCAAAGAAAGAAATTTTGATGCTATGCATTTTGAAATAGCGTCGTAGGCTTCATAAAAGCAAGGCGGCTACTCAATTCGCCGCCTTGCTAATGTAATCCTTTTTATTCAACAACTCAGTTATTAAGGACTACAGCACCGGCATATTTATTTCCTTCGGTGCGCACGGAAAGCTTTTCATTATCTGCAAATGATTTGAAAACTTCATAGTCTGGGTATAATTTATACCATCCATTAATTGCCCAATCAGCTTTTTATCCATATTCCCACCAGGATAATTTATCAATACCGATCTTTTTTCTTTTTCCGTTAATGGTTGGAAATATAAATTACACTTTTCAAGCCTTATAATTCTTGAAGCGAATTTTATGCAATCCTCATAAAAGGCTTCTGATAACATGGGGTTTGGCAAAATAGCCACTTCCGAATGTACCTTCAACTGAATATCGCTGTTCATCTGTACCAAGTAATTGATTTTTATATTTTCAAATGTGGCTACTTAGCCAAGCCCTATTCGATATACAAAATTTGCTGCCGCACAAAACCCCTGCTCACACGGTAGCGGGAGTTGCCCGGAAGTCTATCTATTTTCGACTTTTTAGACCGGGCAACTCCCGCTACCTAAATTTTGTATATCGGATTTCGCAAGAAAAAGAAGGGGGTCGTTTACAGCGGCAGCAAACTTCGTATATCACTGCATTGCCGCTATTTTACCCTTCTTTTTCACCGCTGTTTTTCATTTCCGGTATTTAAAAATGCGGGGGCAATATTCCTCTAATCCTTGCCATCGGACTTCTCAGGTACACTCGTTAGAGTGCTCAGAGTTATTCTTCCCGCTTTTTAAATCCCTTCATTCAAACAGCGGCAATGCGAAATCCGTTAGGCGTTATTGCTACCAGCCTTTAATTTCGCAGAGTAAGCCTCAATCAGTTTTCTTATTTCAGTCTCACAGAAATTCTTACGGCTGCGACCTTCTTCCTTTGCCAACTTATCCAGTAGCTTAACCTCCTTTGCTTCTAAGTGTATCTCTATTCTTACCTTACTCATACTATCTGATTTTTAAGGTAAGCACTTAGTTCCTTGTGAAATCTTTGCGGCACTTCATAACCGATAAATTCACCCATTGCATCCGTAAAGAACTTTGGTAGCTTGCCGCCTTCAACATAAGCCCAATGCCTATCCTCTACACCGTTATCATCATTGCCTTCATTTCTTACTAATACAAGCCGTGTCTTTTCACATTCATTCGGTTCAAAGTCGCTTTCTTTAAAAGTTAGGTTATCGCTGAAATGATTGTCAACAATATCCTGATGTTCATCATCGGTGTAGTGTTCAATGCACCACTCATAAATTACTTTGTTTCGCATAACTTTAAGTTTAATTATACGATAAAGATACGATAAATAAACGACACCACCAAATTTATTTTTAGACGTTGATTACCAATACCCGCAACAAACGCCTAACAAACGGTTTTGTGCAAGCCCCGTCTGACACCTAAATCCCATCTTCACCTATTTGTCAACTAAGTGCAAAGCCAAGCGATAGAATAGCTTGCACAAAGCCGCAAACGTTGTAGGCAATGCAGAGACACCCTAAGCGAATGTCGCTACTGCCTGACAATTTAAAACAGTTTATTATCGTACCACTTTTTCTCTGTGCTGTCGGGTTCGTTAATATACTCTGTTAGTTTGGTAGTCAATTCCGCCCTTGTGCTGATAGCAAATGTGTGGCATCCAACACGAACAATAAATCCTCTGTTTACTTCTTCAATGTTGATTTGTCTAATCTTGTTGGCTTGAATTGGTGTTGGTGCAGCCATTTCTTGATTGCTTACACATCTGTCCTGTTCAGGTCGGCAAGTATCGTTTAACGTACTACCATAATTACTTGTTGGCACATTTCCGCTTGATAACATTCCTTCGTTCATAATTTAAAATGGGTTTTATAAGTCCGCCCAGAACTTTATCGTTTGACGAGAAGCACTGCCTACAACAAGGGGTTTTGTGCAATACAGACTTGACGTTCTGAATTTCAACTAATCATCCCAACAGCTTTTACCCTCTTCTAAAAAATCAACGCTTTCTGAATAATATCCATTTGACGAACCGAACCATTTAATATCAACATAGCCTTTAATCGTTGCCAGTTTATAAAAAGTCCATGTAAAACTTTCATCGCTGTCATACCAATAGCCATCTTCTGCCTTTTCTTTCTCTTTTTGCTTTTCAGCTTGCCTTTCAGGTGTATGCTCATTTGATGTCGTTTGCTCTGCAAGCGTAATCGGAGAACCAACCAGGTCTTGCAAATCGCCGTTAATATCATCAATTGAAACACCTTCGCAGCAATCTTGCTCATGGTACATAATATATCTTTTACCGTCTTCGCAAGTAAAGATTAATCTGTCATCACCTTCTCTTTCTACGGCAGTTAATGTTTTGCCGATTAAATCTGAAATTTGTGCCATCGTTTATTTATTTAAAGTTTATAAAAATTGTTACTCTCTGAATGCTCCGCAGCACAAGGGTACCGCATTTAACAAAGGGCTTGCAGCAATTGGTCTGCGACTTAACACTCATCATTAGTTCGCTATTAATCTGCATCTATGGGCTGAACAGCGGTATTTAAAATATCCAACTGCTGCAAGCCCCGATACGTTGGCAGCAATTAAGCAGACCGCTTATCAACGTAAAATCCTTTGCGACTTTTCTTATACTCTTTACCACAACCAGTGCAGACAAATTTTGCGACCCATCCGGGCAAACCGTTTTCATCCATATCACCTTTGCCCCCAAAATGTTCCTCTTTCATAATAGCCAACCTATGCTTATACGGGTCGGCAAAAACAGGATTTTTACACTTTGACTTTGTTGTGTATGGAGCATCAAATCCGAAATCAGATTTGAAGTTGTTTTGAACTTCGCTTTTAAAGTAACCCATTGTAAAAAATTTAACTGCTGAAAACAAATGTATTGCCAAAAGCGGGGCAGACGTAGCCGCAATCAACAACAGAATTACTATGAACTTCACCTAATTTGCTACCTGGCGGAGGTAATTCTATTTCCCCGCCTTCGGCAATAAACAGCGTTGGGACCGCAATCCCTGACACCCTGAAATTATAAAAGTGATAAAGAACAATCATTTAAACATTACAAGTACAAAAAAAAGTAGTAACATAATTATTATTAAAATTGATTGAATTTTTTCTTTTAATCTTGGTTGTTTGTCATATTTTATATTTCTAACCATATTAAAATGAGAATTAACCCATATCCAAAAATTATTATTTTTATCATTATCCATTTTTAATAATTTTAATTATTAATAAAATACATTCACTTTTTTCAAATCAGGGTGTCAGGGAACGAAGTCTTTCCGTTGTAGGCAATACTACCAGCCTTCTATTCGTAGCTGCGACTTGTATAGCTTAAATCTCTTTTCGGACAAATCAAAGTACTCCTTGTCAATCTCAATGCCGGTAAAATCAAAGCCGTCAACATCTGCTGCAATTCTGCTACTCCCTGAGCCTAAATGGGTATCAAGTATTTTGTCTCCAGATTTAGCATACTTTTTTAAAACCCACTTATAAAGCTGTATTGGCTTTTGCGTTGGATGAATACGGTCTGGTTGGTTAGGATTTTTTTTATAAATTCTTGTCCCGCCAAACCTTACCCAAGCCATTTCACATTCAGCAAAATCCCTTCCATACATTGTTTCCCCTTTGTCCCAAATAGCAAAATATCTACTTACAGGCAGTTCAAAATAATTGCCACCCCAAATAATCTGATTTTTAGACACCCTGAATAGTTCATCAAAATACTCTTTATTTGGCACTGATTTATCCCATTCTTTTTCATCTTTATTAAATACAGAATTTCCCATTTCCATCCCGTTCCTATCAATCCCATACGGCGGGTCAACAATAGCCAAGTCAAACTGATTGTCCGAAAAGCCTTTCATAACTTCGACACAGTCTCCCAGGATAACCGTACTGCCTACAACAGTTTGCTTGCCAAAAGGCAGGGGGACGGAACCGCTATCATCTTTTATTTCTTCTATCATCTTTTTTCTAATTTGCTATTGAGCGACATTAATTCTAT